AAAACTTCAAGACGCTAATAAAAATATTGCGATAATGAAATTGCCTCATAAAACTACTAAGACATTAAAAACAGAAACTAACAATGGTGTTGTAGATACTTCATTAAAAGTAAGAAGACAATTTACAGGTACTTTATCATCTGCTGGTGAAATTACAATCACATGTTCATCTAATGAAACATTTAGTGGTGTTGCAGAAGGTGATTATATAGTTTCGGTTGTATCCACCGGTTCAGGTGGTTCAGGTGCCGTAGGTGATGTATTAAGTATCACAGGCAACAATCATGAAGGTGCAGTTATATTTTCAGCACCGTCTACCACAACTTTAAAACTTGACTTTGGTGCTAACTTTAATGCTCATGTTGTAAAAATAATTGCAACAATTACAAGAAGTACAGTATCATCTAAATCTAAAACTTTAAATGCTTCTCAAACAAAACAAATTGCAACTCTAGCTCTTGCAACTGCTAGAGGTGGTGTAAACATAGGCAAGGCAGATGTATTTGAAGTGGCAAGTGTACATATGGCAGCTAACTTTAGCACTAATGCAACAACGAGTGATATAAATGTTACAGAAAGATACGAATTAGACAATGGGCAAAGAGATAACTTCTATGATATAGGAAGATTAAAACTTAAACCTGGAAAATCACTACCTACAGGAAGACTATTAATAACATTTAGTTTCTTCTCACATGGTGCAGGTGATTTCTTTGATGTAGATTCTTATTCTGGTGTTGTAGATTATTCTGCTATACCAAATTATGAATCAGATACAACAGGCGAAACTTTTGAATTAAGAGATTCTTTAGACTTTAGACCAAGAGTAGATGACGCTTCATCTATTAATGCTGGTGATGGACAAGATAGACAGTTTAGTGGTACAGGTGCTTCAGTATTAGATGTTGCAAAATTTGGTGGCGATGTTACAACTGACCATGAATTTTTCTTAAATAGAATTGATAAAATATTCTTAGATAGAGAAGGTTCATTTAGGGTAGTTAGAGGTTCTTCAGATTTAGTACCACAAAAACCAGAAGATTTAGATAATGCAATGCATTTATACACAATTAGTATTCCTTCATTTACATTAACACCTGAAGAAGTAGATATTAAACGAATTGACAATAGAAGATTTACCATGAGAGATATTGGTAAATTAGAAAAAAGAATTGAGAATGTTGAATATTATACTCAACTAAGTTTATTAGAACAGGCTGCACAATCATTACAAATACAAGACGCTGAAGGATTTGATAGATTCAAAAATGGATTTGTCGTAGATAACTTTGTAGGTCATTCAATAGGTAATGTAGGTGATGTTGATTATAAATGTTCTATGGATTTTGCAAGTGGCGAATTAAGACCAACTCATCATACAAATGCTGTAAGTTTAATAGAAAGAGATAATGATGACACAGCAATTTTAGACGCTGACAGAGCAGATACAAATTATGCGAAGACAGGTGATTTATTAACATTACCATATTCAGAAACAGCTGTAATTACTCAACCATTTGCAACTAAATTAATACCTGTAAATCCATTTGATATATTCACATGGACAGGATTTATTAATTTAACTCCACCTGGAGATGAATGGTTTGAAACAGAAAGATTACCTGAAATAATTACTAACGAAACAGGACAGTTTGACACATTAGCTGCAAACATATCCGGTTCTAATATTTTAGATAATCCTTTTGGTACAGTTTGGAATCAATGGCAAGATTTCTGGTCAGGAACTCCAGCTGATGTAAGTCAAACTGCAACAGGCAGAACTGTTGCACCAGGAAGTGGTAGAAGGAGAGAATTTAGTATTGATACAATTACATCTTCTCAACAAGTATTACAAAACAGAACAGGTGTAAGAACTAGACTTGTTACTGCTGACATGGCAGAACAACTTGGCGATAGAGTGGTTAGTATGAATATACTTCCATTTATCAGAAACAGAACAATTACATTTAGTGCAACAAGAATGAAACCTAATACTAGAGTTTTCCCATTCTTTGATAATGTTGCAATTACAAGTTACATTACACCTACAGGTGGTAGTGAAGGTGGAAACTTAGTAACAGATTCAAATGGTGCTGTATCAGGAACATTTGTATTGCCTGACCCAACTGTGGATGCAAATCCAAGATGGAGAGCAGGTCGTAGAATATTTAGATTGACTTCATCATCAACTGATAGTAGAACATTAGAAGATACAGAAACAGCTGCTGAAGGCGATTATATCGCAAGAGGTATTTTAGATAGTGAAAGCTCAACAAGAGAATTTAGAATCGTAAGAGAAAGTGCTGTTGATGATAGACAAATTACAAGAACATCAACTAGAGAAACCAGAAGATTTATTGGTTGGATAGACCCACTTGCACAATCATTCTTAGTAGATGAGGTGGGTGGCGTATTCTTAACATCAGTAGATTTATTCTTTGGTACAAAAGATACTACAATACCTGTAACAGTACAAATACAAGAAATGGTAAATGGATATCCAGCACCAAGAATTGTTCCATTTAGTACTAAAACATTAAATCCTACATCAGTCAATGTTAGTAATGATGGCACAACTGCTACAACATTTACTTTTGATTCTCCAGTTTACTTGGAAGAAAATAAAGAATATTGTTTTGTAGTAATAGCAATGTGTAATACTTATCAAGTTTATGGAAGTAGAATGGGTGAAAAAACTCTAGACGGAACAAGAACTGTATCTAGACAACCATATGCTGGTGTCTTATTTAAATCTCAAAACGGTTCAACATATACTGCTGACCAAAATGAAGATTTAAAATTTACTGTTAAGAAGGCTGCTTTTACAACAGGCACAACTTCAACAGTTACACTTTCAAATGATAGTGTACCTTCTAGAACATTAGATACAAATCCAATTAGAACAACAACTGGTTCACAAACATTTAGAGTGTTTCATAAGAATCATGGTATGCATAGTACATCAAACAATGTAACGATTAGTGGTGCAAGTGCAAGTAATGGTATACCGGCTGCAACTATAAATGCAACTCATACATCAATATCAAATGTAACTTTAGATAGTTATGATATCACAACAACTGATAGTACAAGTGCTACATCTACTGGCGACGCTGGTGGTGCAAGTGTTGTTGCAACTCAAAACAAAGCTTTTGAGGCATTAAATGTTGCATTACAAACAATGACTGTTCCTGGAACAGGATTAACTTATACAGTTAGACCAACTTCAGGTACTTCTATAAATGGTACAGAATCATCATTCAGCTCAACAAGTGAAGATAATTCTATATCAATAATTGCAAATGATAATGTATACTTTACAACACCTCAAATACTTGCAAGTGATGTAAATGAAACAAATGAAATGTCAGGTAGTAAGTCAATATTAATTAAGTGTACTTTATCATCAGATAATGCAAACTTATCACCAGTCATAGATACTCAAAGAATGAGTGCAATATGTATTAGTAATAGAATGAATAGTCATACATCAGTTAATCATCCAGACTTTAAAGATGATACAACTAATGAAGGTTCAACTTCGGATGCTATGTATGTAACTAGACCTGTTGTATTAGATAATACATCAACTGCTATAGATATTAGATTATCAGCAAATGTTCAATCATCTGCTGAAATAGAATTATACTTTAGAACAACAACTTCAGCAGAAGTTAGAAATGTAAGAGATATATCTTGGACACCTTTCAATACGGCTGGTGAAGAAGATGTAGCTGTAACACCTGCTTCAAATGATAATACATTTAGTGAATATAAATATACAGCAAGTAGTCTAACAGGATTTGACGCCTTTCAAATTAAAATAGTTATGAAAGGAACTAATCAGGCATACCCACCAAGAATAAAAGATATGAGAGGTATTGCATTAGCATTATAATGGCAAGATTAAAAGTAGAAGGTCATGCTAGTTTAGTTAGAGATAATATATCTAAAGCTGTTATAAATACTAATAAGGCAGACTATAAAGAATATATGCACAGAGCAAAAGCAAGAGAAACTCAAAGAGATTCTCTAACCGACGCTATAAAAGAGATAAATAGTCTAAAGAAAGAATTATTTGAAATTAAAAAACTAATTAAAGAGAGAGCATAATGTCATTTACACCAGTCGGAACAACAGATACACTAGAAACCTTTAGAACGAGGTATAATGCAACTAACATAACTATTGTTGATGACGCTTCTGGTACAGTAGATATTACACTTGCAACAGATAGTTTAAAAATATCTGGTGGAACTGGTATCGCTTCTGCTATATCAGGTGATGTTATTACATTATCAGCTTCTGACGCTTCAACATCTGCTAAAGGTATCGCAAGTTTTCACAGTGATAACTTTGCAGTATCAAGTGGTGCAGTTACGATTAAAGATGGCGGTATAATAAGAGCTGAAATAGCTGCTGACGCCATTGACGGAACAAAACTAGCAGATAATGCTGTTAATTCAGAACATTATACTGATGGTTCTATTGATACAGCACATATTGGTGATGACCAAGTTACAGCAGCTAAACTTGCAAACACATCTGTTACGGCAGCTACATATGGTTCTGGTAGTGCAATACCTGTCATAGTGGTAGACGCTCAAGGAAGAATTACAGGTGTTTCAACAGCGGCTGCTTCATCAGATTTAACAATATCAGATTCATCTTCAACTACTGAAGTCATTACATTAGGTAGTGAACATTTAAAATTTACTGGTTCTGGAGGAGTAACAGCAACTATTTCAAGTGGTACTGTAACTTATACTTTTGATAATAAAGTGAAAGTATCATCAAACGATTCAACTTCAGGATTTTTAAACGGAAAACTTGTTGCCGGAACAGGAGTTACTTTTACAGAATCAAATGATGGGTCAAACGAAACATTGACTATCACAGCTGCGGCTGCAAAACCAACTATAACAAGTATTTCACCAAGTGTGATACCTAATACGGCAACTAATATTGTAATTACAGGAACAAATTATGTATTAACACCTAATGTAGACCTTATTGCTTCTACTGGTGTAATAACACAACCAAATACTATCGTAAGAAATAGTGCGACACAATTAACAATAAATGCTACACTTGGTACAGATGGCGATTACTTTATACGAATAGAGAATCCAGATGGTGGTGCCGTACGAAGTGGTACAGCTCTATTAGGTGTTTCTGACGCTCCAACTTGGAGTACAGCTGCAGGATCCCTAGGGGACCTTGCTGCTGGAGGAAGTACTTCATTTGCAGTAGCTGGTTCTTCAGATTCTACTGTAAGATATGATTTGGTCTCAGGTTCTTTACCTTCAGGATATAGTTTAAATACTGCAAATGGTGCTATAACAGGTACAGAAAACAACGCTACATCAGAAACAACTTTTAACTTTACTATTAGATTATCGGATGCTGAAAGTCAAGAGCTCAATAGAGCATTTAGTATCACAGTAACAGTCGGGATGGCTAACTCTGGCCAATTTAACTAATGGCTAACTCATATTTGACAAGAACTCCGAGCAGTGATGGCAATAGAAAAACCATGACTTATAGTTATTGGATAAAAAGAATAACTACTGGTGTATCAAATAATGGATGTGTTATTTGTGATGAACAACAATCATATCCAACTCACAGAATTAGTTTTGAATCTGATGACACTATGATGATTAGGTCAGCAGTAGGTACTAGTGAGAGTAACAGCAGTCAATTGCATTGCAGAACTACCAGAAAATTTAGGGATACCTCATCTTGGTATCATTTTGTTATAGCCATTGATACAACTCAAAGTTCAAATATAAACAAGGTTAAGCTATGGGTTAATGGGGAGCAAAACCTTTCATGGGCAGATGATGGTCCTGATTCCGACCAAAACTTAGATACACAATTTAATAGAGGTGAAGCAATATATATAGGTAATTTAAATGGTGCATACTCAGATATGCAATTAGCTCATTATCATTTTGTAGACGGCACGGCGCTAGCTCCAACAGTCTTTGGTTCCTATAATGGGACCACCGGCGAGTGGGAGCCTATACTAAGTCCATCTAATATAACTTATGGAACTAATGGGTTCTGGTTAAAATTTGAAAATGCTAGTTCATTAGGAACTGACAGTAGTGGGCGGTCAAATAATTGGAATGTTAATGGAAATTTAAAACAATCTATATCAACCCCTAATAATGTGTTTAACACATTAAATAGAAATGAATCATATAATACTAATGTTGCTACTGCAATTAAATATGGTGGAACCGGTTGGGAGGATGCTCATACAGGGGCAGATGGACCAAAAGGTACAGTTGGTAATTTAGCCATGACCAGTGGTAAATGGTATTACGAAATGCAATACATCCATCCATCTATGTATAGTACATTTGGTATAAGTAAAGCAAACTCTTTAGCTGTATCTAAAATGTTGAATACTCAATATCGTGACCCTTTTCATCAAGGAAATGAAGGAGATGGATTTGGATTTCAAGTAGGTAATACTGCAACTTTAATTGGTAGAGGAGATAACACAGAACAGCAATGGCTTACTAATGCAAGTGATGGTAACTCAAACATAACAAAAGCTACTAATGGTCAGGTATGCATGTGTGCATTTGATTTAGACGCTGGTAAAATTTGGTGGGGAATTAATGGTACATGGAATACTGTTCCAAACTCTACAACTGCAACATCATCATCAGACATAGCAAGTGGTAACAATGCTCACAAAACATGGACACCTGATGGAAAGTTTTGGAGAACAGGTCATGCAGAATATAATAGATTTGGAAATGCAGCCGCTCAAAAAAATAACTTTGGCGAAGGAAGGTTTGGGACAACAGCAGTATCTAGTGGTAATGCAGATTCACAAGGTATAGGAGTCTTTGAATTTGCTCCACCATCCGGATTCCTAGCAATATGTACAAAGAATATTAAGACTTACGGATAGGAGAACAGTATGGCTTATACAACAGTAGCAAAACCTAAATCACATTTTGATGTGAAAACCTTTCAAGGTAGCTCATCAACAAAAACTATAAGTGGAGTTGGATTTAAACCTGATATGGTTTGGATTAAAGACAGAACTGGTGCAAATAAATGGGGTTGTTATGATTCAAATAGAGGTGTTCAAAAATGGTTAATACTTAGTGAAAACTATTCACAAAATGGTGTAACAGATATAACAGCAACATCAACTTCTTTAGCAAGTTTTACCAGTGATGGATTTACTGTGTCAGCAATGTCGGCACAACCAATAAACAATACAAATGGAAATCAATTCTTAACTTATATGTGGAAAGCAAATGGTGGAAGTACATCATCAAATGACGCTTCTGCTACAAGTGTTGGAACTATTGATTCAATATATCAAGCTAACACTACAGCAGGTTTTTCTATCGTAACTTATACAGGCACAGGTTCTGCTGGAACTTTAAAACACGGACTTTCTGTAAAACCAAAGTGCATAATCGTTAAAAGAGTAAATGCTGCTGAGGGTTGGGAAGTTTATCATGGAGATGATGGATTAGTTTCAGACCCACAAACAGATTACTTTGAAATAAATACGGATGCTGGAGTTGCTGATTCAGCTGATAGATGGAACGATACAGCTCCAACAACAGCAGTCTTTTCAATCGGTACTCATGCTGGAGTAAACACCAATGGCTCAACTTATATAGCTTATGTCTTTGCAGAAACAAAAGGATTTTCAAACTTTGGTACATATCATGGAATAACTGATAATGCTAATGGTCCATTTGTTTACACAGGATTTAGACCAGCTATGGTTATTGTTAAAAGGCGAGATGGTACAGAAAGCTGGATAATACAAACAATAGCTGGTACAAAGATTGTTAAAGATAATAGTCAAGGTAGACAAGGAAACCTAATAGAACAAAAAATGTTTCTTAATCTTGGGGATGCTGAAAACAGTGGTGGAGGTGATGTTGATTTCTATTCAAATGGATTTAAACCAAGAGATACTGATGGAGTGCATAACTGGACAGATTATAAATATGTTTATATTGCTTTTGCAGAACACCCAGTAGTAGGAACTAACGGAACAGTAGGTTTGGCTTTTTAGGAGAAATTATGGCAAGTTCAGTTTTAAAAAAAGTATTTTCAAGTGATGGTAATAGAAGAACCATGACTATTTCATTTTGGATGAAAAGGACAGTAATAGAACTTTTGGAACATGCCCTAATGGGTACTGGAAGTGATGGCAATGTAAATTCATCTATAAGATTTGAAGCAAATGGAACATTAAAAATATTTGATTACAATGGTCAAGCAGGTCAATGGATAGTTACAACTCAACGAAAATTTTTAGACGCTACTTCTTGGTATCACTTTGTATTTGTACTTGATTCTACACAATCAACAGATTCAGAAAGAGTGAGGATATATGTTAATGGAGTAAGAGAACCAGTAAACACACTATCTAGTCCAACTTGGCCTAACCAAAATACAGATTTTAACTGGAACAGTGCAGCTCAATCTTGGGCAATAGGATGTCAGCGTTATGGTGGTAATAACTCAAAATTTTTTAATGGATATCTAGCTCACATTAATTTCATAGATGGCTCGGTAGCTTTACCAGCAGTATTTGGCGAGGCGGATTCGACCACCGGCGAGTGGAAGCCTAAATTAAATCCCACAGTAACTTATGGTTCCCAGGGATTCTTTTTAAAATTTAATGACCCATCGGCATTAGGTGATGATTCATCAGGAAACAACCATGATTTTGCAATTACTGGAAATTTTAGGCAATCATATGATACACCTAATAATAACTTTTGTACACTAGATGACCTTCAAGCCTATCAAACATCTACAGATGTATCACGAACAACATATGCTGGTACGGCATATCTAGGAACAGGTTCTACTGCTAGAGGGATTCCAGGTACTCAAATGATGAGTGCTGGTAAATGGTATGCTGAATTTAAACCTGAATCATCAAGCACTGGTACCAAGCATGTTACTATAAGTATAGTAAAAAATGGTACTTATGCTTCATCTTTCTATAGAACTACAGGGGACGCAGCTATTCCTGGTAACAGTACAAGCTCAAATGGTTGCGAGGGAATTAGTTACCAACCAATGATGGGTACACCAAAACTTTTGGATGCTGGTGGTGGTGGAACTACAAACTATGGTGTTCAAGCAAGTGCTAACGATATCATTATGATGGCAGTAGATTTATCAGCAGCTACCTCGAAAATATGGTTTGGAAAAAATGGTACATGGTTTAATGCACCTGGAACTTCAAATGTTGGAGTACCTCATACAGGAGCTAATCCTGGATTATCTTTTGCTAAAGGAGATGATTATTGGGGCCCTCATGTTACAAGCTCTAATGATGGTGCAGACAAAAATATGTTCTGTAATTTTGGAAATGGTTATTTCGGAGCAACAGCTGTAAGCAGTGGTAATGCAGATGATAATGGAGTCGGAATTTTTGAATATGATGTGCCGGCCGGTTTCTATGCCATTTGCACAAAGAATCTTAAGGACTACGGATAGGAGAACAACATGGCATATATTTCATTTCAACCACATGACCATTTTGACTGCCCTACATGGACAGGTAGTGATAGTACAACTACAATTAATGGAATGTCTTTTAAACCTGATTCAATATGGATGAACAGATATAATGGTGCTGGACACCCAGTATTAAACAATTCATCAGAGGGTACAGGACAAAACTGGATTCCATCAGGAAACAATGCAAACGATACAACGGTTCATGTAGCTAGTTATACCTCAGATGGTTTTACTCTAACAGGAAATATAGCAAATACTAATGACGCTAGTGAGTTATATGTAGGTGCTTGTTGGAAAGCAGGTGGTACATCACCATCACAAACATATGTTGTAAAAGTAGTTTCTGATAGTGGAAATAAATATAGATTTGATGATTTTGGTACAAGTGCTGTTGCTATACAATTACAGGAAGGTGGCACTTACACATTTGACCAAGCAGATAGTTCAAATAATGGTCACCCTTTAAGATTTTCAACAACAGCAGATGGTTCACATGGTGGCGGAAGTGAATATACAACTGGAGTTACAGCTTCAGGAACACCAGGAAATGCTGGTGCAAAAACAGTAATTGTTGTTGCCGCTTCGGCCGCAACTCTTTATTACTATTGTACTGCTCATTCAGGAATGGGTGGAACAGCAAATACAAATGTTACAGCAGGCTCATCAAATTTTGCTGGAAGTATTTTATCAGTAGCTTCTGTAAATACGACTGCTGGTATATCAATATTAAAATATACTGGAACAGGTGCTAATGGCACGATTGGTCATGGATTAGGTGCTGTACCAAAATATATAATAGGAAAATCAACAACAGTTACAGACAGAGGAGATGTTTTTGCTGGTGGCACAACAATATACTCTGATACTGAAACAGATTTAATACAGTTTGCCACGACTGGTGCTAATCAAGATGACGCTGATGGTTGGAATGATACAAAACCTACAAATACAGTATTTTCTATAGGAAGTAAAACACATCACAATACTAGTGGTGCTGCTTCTATTGCTTATTGTTTTGCAGAGATTAAAGGGTTTAGTAAGTTTGGATTTTATATAGGCAATGGTAATGTTCGAGGACCTAAAATTTATTGTGGATTTAGACCAAAATGGATAATGTGTAAAAATTGGGGTGCTACTGAAGATTGGTTTGTAAAAGTATCAGGATTAACAGGTTATGGTTTTGGTGGTACAAAAACAAGAACGATTAAATATGCTAATAATGCCAACTCAACAAATTGTACTATAAACTTTGAAAGCAATGGTTTTAGAGTAACCACATCAGATGGTAAAGCAAATGGTGATGGTGCTAAATATATATACATGGCTTTTGCAGAAATGCCAGTAGTAGGAAGTAACGGAACAATATCACTAGCTACATAGGAAAATAAAATGGCAATTACACAAAAAACAGCAGAAAATTTTAGTATAGACCAAGGGGCAACTTTTAGTAAAAACTTTACTATTACTACCGATGGTTCTACTGCTTATGATATATCAGGATTAGTCTTAGTATCAGAAATGAGAAAGGGATATGATTCTTCTAGTACAACTGCTACATTTACAGCAAGTGTAGTTACAGGTGCAAGTGGCATATATAAATTACAATTGTCAGAACCTACTACAGCTTCAATTACTGCTGGTAGATATGTTTATGATGTAGAATTAATTTTAGCTGATTCAACAATAGAAAAAGTACATTATGGTGTTATAACCGTACATCCAGAGGTAACCAAGTTATAATGAATGATTTACAAGAGTTTTTTAAATCTGTTGCTATAGAAAAAAAGAAGGTCGCTGAAGAACAATCAAGACTTCAAGAAAGAGAGCAAAGATTACAACCACAAGTTAAGGTCGAATTAAATGACCTGTCAGACTTTTTTGGTGTTTTAGGTAATGCAAAAAGAAATCTAAGACCACAAACAATAAAACAAATTTCAGAAACTCCTAAAGTAGAAGAAATCAAATTAAATTTAGAGTTAGAAAGTTTTTTCAATAGACTATCTAGTTTTGAAAATGCATTAGAAAAAATAGACCAACCACAACAAGAACCTATTATACAAGAACAAATTATTGAACCTGTAATTCAACCTGAAACTCATAAGGCAGAAAATAGAATAATACGAGAAGTAATAGAAGAAACACCTGAAGAAAAGGTAGAAGAAGTTAAACCAGTAGATTTAAATGAGCTTCGTTTCCCTACTAAAGAAATGATGTCTGAATCAGAAGATACTAATGTTTCACAATTAGCAGAGGCAATGAATAGGTTTAATAAAAAAGATGAAATTATTACTGAAGAAATATCAGACTTAGAACAATTAAAAAGAGAATTTAAAAACTTTAAAGATACAGTTATTAAACAAATGTCTACTATTGGTGGTGGCGGTGAAGTTAATCTATTAAAATTAGATGATATCGACACAGGTGCAATAGGTGATGGTAAAGTATTATCATACAATTCAGGAACTGGTAAATTACAATTTGTTACAGGTGGTGCAGGTGCATTAGCAGACTTAACAGATGTTGATGATACTGATTTAGCAAATGATTCTATTATGCAATACAATTCAACTTCTGGTAAATTTGAATTTACAAATGAATTAGACGGAGGTACTGTATAATGCCTGTTGCAATTAAGATAAAAAGATTTACAACTGCTAGTGATGTACCTAATACTTCAGAATTAGTAGATGGCGAAATTGCAGTTAATGTTGCCGACAAAAAAATCTATGTAAGAGATGGTTCAACTATTGTTGAAATGACGGCAGATTTAAGTTCTGTTGCTGAAGATATAATACCTGATGGTAATGGTACAAGAAGTTTAGGAAGTGCAGCTAAAAGATGGAAAGATTTGTTTCTTTCTGGAGATACAATTAACTTAGGTGGTGCATTAATATCATCTGATGGCACTGGTACTGTATCAGTATCGGCAACAGGTGTAACTTTACCTGAAGATTCTAAAACTGCCGGTGGTAATAAACTTGCAGTACAAAGTAGTGGTGCGACAAGACAAGTAATTAGAAAAGTACCATTTTTTACAGCAGCTGGTGGTTTGAATACAACTAATAAACTTTTTGAATTTAATGCTACGATTGATAATAGAAGGACTTTTGATGAGGTTCACGGATTTACATTGACAAATGGAAGTAGTAATGCAAATAGTGAGATAACTCTGTTTCAATTTTAATAAATAGTATACAACGAGAGGGATAATAAATGGCAGTTAAAACGCCAATACGAGGAGTTTTTGATGGTTCAACAGCCACAGGACTTGCCGAGTTTCAATCAGGAGATTTTATAGCACTAACCCATGGTGGTTTAGGTGCTTCGTTGTCTATTGGTTCTGCCGGTCAAGTATTAAAAGTAAATTCTGGTGCTTCAGCATTAGAGTTTGGTTCTGTTGAAACAATCGTAAATATAGATGGTGCAACTAATTTAGAAAGTGCCACACTAGCCGTTGGAGATAAACTATTATTATCAGATGATGGTACAGAAGGTAGAGTATTATTATCACAATTAGATACTTTATATTCAGGCACAACAAAAACACTTACAAATAAAACAATAAGTGGTAGCTCAAATACTTTATCAAATATTGGTAATAGCTCATTAAGTAATTCAAGTGTAAACTTTGGTGGAGTTACAGTAGCACTTGGTGCTTCTGATACAACTCCTGCTTTTAATTTATCGGATGCTACATCTTATCCTACAAGTTCATTAACAGGAACAATTACAAATGCTCAATTAGCAGGTTCAATTGCAAATGCTAAATTATCAAATTCATCAATAACAGTTACAGATGGTTCAAACTCAACTGCTACTGCTTTAGGTGGAACAATAACTTTTGCAGGAACAAGTAATGAGGTTACTGTTGCCGAATCTTCTGGCACAATTACAATAGGTTTACCAGACAATGTTACTATTGCAGGTAATTTAACTGTAAGTGGTACAACAACAGAAGTATCATCAACAACAATTAATGTTGCAGACCCATTATTAAGTATGGCGACAAATAATGGTGGAGCTGACGCTGTTGATATAGGATTTTATGGATTATATGATACAAGTGGTTCACAAGATTTATATGCTGGATTATTTAGGGACGCTAGTGATTCAGGTAAATTTAAATTATTTAAAGATAATCAGGCTGTACCAGATACAACAGTTAATACTAGTGGTACAGGATATGCTGTAGGAACACTTGTTGCAAACTTAGAAGGAAATGTTACAGGTAATGTAACAGGTAATACTTCAGGCACATCTGGTTCAACAACAGGAAATGCAGCTACGGCTACAATATTAGCAACAGCAAGAACAATAAATAATGTTTCATTTAATGGTTCAGCAAACATAGATGTTGGTACAGTTACATCAGGTTCAACTTCAATAACATCTAGTTTAGGTTCTATGGCATTAAATTCTGAAAGATTAGATATACCTGTTGGATTTATTACAATAAACATTGGGGGAACTAACTACAAATTGCCTTATTATAGTGCATAAATAGTAGAAAGGAATTAATATATGACACTCAGTACAACAAATTTAACAAGAGCAACATCTTCTGGTGGAAATCAGAAGAAATATACCTGTTCGGTTTGGCTTAAGCCATCTAACATAAGACAAGGAAGTAGAACAATACTTAGCTCAGATGTTGAAGATGATGGAAATAACTATGCTTCTTGGTCCTTTGAGGCCGATGGTATTATAAAATTTATTAATGTAACAGGTGGTTCACTTGTTACTAATTATCAAGCTAATGACCAGTCTTTAGATTGTACTGCTTGGATGCATTGTGTACTAAGAATAGACACAGCAAATTCTACATCAGGTGATAGAATCAGAATGTATATAAACAATAAACAAGTAACTTCATGGGGATACTCAACAACTCCAAATAATAATGATACAGGAATGTTTAAATCAGGAAGTGCTACATTAATTGGTGCAAGACATAGTTCATCTTCTCAAAGTAGATGGGAAGGCTCGATGGCTCATATGCATATAGTGGACGGCCAGAGCTATGCACCCTCAGTATTTGCGGAGACGGATTCTGCTACCGGTGAGTGGGTTCCAAAATTATCCCCCTCAGGTATTACATATGGAACAAACGGAGCATTTTTAAAATTTGAAAACTCAAGTGCTATGGGCACAGACAGTAGTGGAAATAGTAATAATTATACAGTAGTAGGTCCATTAAGACAAGGTGTTGATACACCAAGTAATAATTTTCTGAAATTAGACCCCTTTCAAGGTTATGCAACTAACCAATATGGTGCTGTTACAGTAGATTTTGGTGGTACTGCAACTCTTGGCGACAATGGAACCAGTATGAGGAGCTGTAATGGAACATTAATGGCTAAAAAAGGTAAATGGTATTGTGAATTTAAACTCACACAGGACGCAGGTAAACTTGCAGGTATGGGTATTTACAAAAATGGTACACATGCTTCTAGAAGGTGGCAGTATGAAGGTAATAATTCTTCTCCTGGTAGAGAAACAGGTTCTAATGGAGATGAAGGTATAACTTATGAACCATTAGGGTCATCTTTTCATATTATAAAAAATAATTCAGGAACTGCTTATGGAGCTCAAGCTTCACAAAATGATATATTTGGTATGGCAGTTGATTTAGATAATGGCAAAATATGGTTTTCAAGAAATGGTACATTTCTTAATGCACCAGGAACATCAAATGTAGGAAACCCAGCAACAGGTGCTAATCCTGGTTTAACATTTACTGTAGGTGATGAGTATTGGGGAGTCCATGCTTCTGCTACAAGTGATGGTTCAGGAAATGCTTATACTTACATAAATTCTGGCCAAGGACATTTTGGTTCTACAGTGGTTTCATCTGGTAATTTGGATGCCGGTGGTAAAGGTACATTTGAATATGCAGTTCCATCTGGTTTTTATGCCTGGTGTACTGATAATATTGCAACTCAAGGATAGGAGAACGACATGGCATATATAGCATTTCAACCACATGACCATTTTGACACACCATCATGGACAGGAAGTGATAGTACAACTACAATTAATGGAATGGCTTTTAAACCTGATTCAATATTAATTAAAAGATATGATGGTAGTGGTCATCCTGTATGGAACGATTCATCAGGTGGCACAGCAAGAAACTGGATACCTAGTGGAAGTAATGCTGTTAATACAACAGTGCATGTTGCAAGTTATACAGCAGACGGATTTACCTTAACAGGAAATATAAACGACACTAATGACGCTAATCAAAAATATGTAGCGACTTGTTGGAAAGGTGGAGGGGATGCTCCTGCTATAACTTATGTTGTAAAAGTAGTTTCAGATACAGGAAATAAATATAGATTTGATGATTTTGGAGCAAGTGCTGTTGCTTTAGAATTACAAGAAGGTGGAGTTTACACCTTTGACCAAGCAGATAGTTCAAACTCTGGTCACCCTTTAAGATTTTCAACAACAGCAAATGGTTCACATGGTGGTGGAAGTGAATACACAACAGGCGTTGTAGTATCAGGAACACCAGGAAATGCTGGTGCAAAAACAGTAATTACTGTTGCCGCTTCGGCCGCAACTCTTTATTACTATTGTACTGCTCATTCAGGAATGGGTGGAACAGCAAATACAAATTCTACTCGTGGGTCATCAAATTTAAAAGGAAGTATTCATTCTCAAGTATCAGTAGATACAACCGGTGGTTTTAGTGTTGTAGAATACATTGGTACAGGTGCTAATGGCACGATTGGCCACGGTCTTAGTCAAGCTCCTAAACTTATAATAGCAAAAAATACAACAGAAACCGATAGGGGAATAGTTTTAAATATGGGGAATACTTATGTAGCAGACCCAGCAACCGATATACATCAGTTTGCTCTCAATAGTTCTCAAGTAGATGATAACGCTGGTGGATGGAATGATACAGCACCAACTTCTACAGTATTTACAATAGGTTCTCTTGCTCTCCATAACGGAGATTCAGACGCTTGTATAGCATATTGTTGGCATGAGGTTCAAGGACATTCTAAATTTGGATATTACTCTGGCAATGGGCAAGTATGTGGAACTACAATATATTGTGGATTTAGACCTAAATGGATATTAATAAAGAAAGATAGTTCAGCAGAAAATTGGGCAGGAAAATTTTATGATATAGATACATCTCTAAATGGAAAATTAGCCTCAACAGTTAAATATGATGACGCCACAACTTCATCAAACGCTTTTATTCAAGCAACAGCTGTTGGATTTAGAATAGCAACAACCGATGGTAAGATGAATAATGAAAATGATAAGTATTGGTACATGGCTTTTGCTGACATGCCAACAGTAGGTTCAAATGGAACACCTGCTTTAGCATGTAATGGTAGTAATGGAGTTACAGTTTAGATTGATGAAACTCATAAATAGTATAGAGGAATTAAAATATGGCAAACCCTAATACAAGAGAAACACTAAAACAGTATGCTTTAAGAGCGTTAGGTAAACCTGTAATAGATATTAATGTTGATGATGACCAACTAGAAGATAGACTAGATGAGGCTATGCAATATTTTGCACAGTATCATTCAGATGGTATTCGTAGAACATATTTAAAATACAAACTTACTACAGAAGATAAAGCAAGACTTTCTAATAAAACAAGAAGTACTGAATCTGCTACTGATTTAGAAGAAGGTAGTGTATCAACTACACATTTTGAACAAGACAACTATCTTGTTATACCTGATAGTGTTATTGCTGTTACAAACATATTTCCTTTTTCAGATAAAGGTAACTTAAACTTATTTGATGTTAGATATCAATTAAGATTAAACGACTTATACGATTTCTCATCAACATCAGTAGTTAATTATGATGTTGTATTAAGACACTTAGATTTCTTAGACCATATATTAGTAGGTGAAAAACCTATTAGATATAATCAAAATGACAATAGATTATATATTGATATGGATTGGTCAAACGATTTAACAGTAGATGAATATTTAATTATAGACTGTTATAGAAAATTAGACCCTGCTACATACACAGATGTTTTTAATGACATATGGGTAAAAAGATATGTAACACAAAAATTTAAATTACAATGGGGCCAAAACTTATCGAAGTTTGCCGGAGTAACTATGATTGGTGGAGTATCACTTAACGGTGTTGAAATCATGAATCAGGCAGAAACAGCAATACTTAAATTAGAAGATGAAGTTAGAAGTAACTATGAGGAACCACCTCACTTAATATTAGGATAATACCATGCCAACAAATCATTATTTTCAAGGTGGAAACGGCATAGGTTCATCAGAAGAAAAGAAACTTTTTGAAAATTTAATTATTGAAGGTTTGAAAATATATGGACATGATGTCTATTACCTACCTAGAACATTAGTAAACAAAGACCTTATACTTGGCGAAGATGTTGCAAGTAAATTTAATGCAGCTTATCTTTGTGAAATGTATATGGATTCTACTGAAGGATTTGCTGGCGAACAAGAATTAATAAGTAAGTTTGGTTTAGAAATTAGAGAAGATACAACATTTACTGTATCTAAAAGAAGGTGGGAAGATTTAGTCGGTGATTCTGCTACACAAATAGTTTCTAATAGACCTAATGAAGGCGATATACTGTATATGCCTTTAATGAATAGTTTTTTTGAGATTCAATTTATTGAAGACCAAGAACCATTCTTTCAATTAGGCAACTTACCTGTTTACAAATTAAGAGTAACTAGATTCGAGTATTCATCTGAAAGACTTGATACTGGCATTGCAGATATAGATAGTGCTGAAGATAAATTCTCACTTGATATGATGGCACATCAAATGAGTTTAGAAAACGAAGATGGTGCAGTACTACTCGAAAATGATAGAGCAAGTGGTGACGCTAATTACTTCTTAATGGAAACTTATGCAGTACAAACACAATCGCCTTATGCTAATAATATAGATTTAGATAGTGAGGCAGGATTTGATACAGCAAGTGTGGGTGATGATATACTAGACTTTACAGAACGCAATCCATTTGGTGAGGTAGACTTTTAATGTTCGGAGATTATTTTTACAATCAGACAATGAGAAGAATGACTATTGCATTTGGTCAAATCTTTAATAACATTCAAATCAAAAGAAGGGATTCTACTGGGAAAATAGTACAATCTATTAAAGTACCATTAGCATATGCACCTAAAGAAAAATTTCTAACAAGATTAGAACAACAACCTAATTTATCTGATAGACAATTTGCAGTTACTTTACCTAAATTATCTTTTGAGATTACAGGTCTATCATATGATGGTTCAAGAAAACTTACAAGAGTACAAAAATATAAAACTGTAAAATCTAATGTAGATGGTAAAGTGATGAATTTTAATTATACACCTGTTCCGTATAATTTAAATTTTTCTTTATATTCATATACAGCAAGTGCAGAAGCTGGTCTTCAGATAGTAGAACAAATACTACCATTCTTTCAACCTGATTATACTGTAACAGTAAATGCAATACCTGAATTAGATATTAAAAGAGATGTACCTATTGTTTTAAATAGTGTTCAATATCAAGATACTTATGATGGCAGTTACACAGCAAGAAGAGCTGTTATATATACTATGAGTTTTACTGCTAAGGCATATTTATTTGGTCCTGATAATACAAGTAAAACTATTAAAGAAGTTAAAATTGATTTATATGATGATACAGACACAACAAATAAGGCGAGAACAGAAAGAGTTACAACAACACCCAACCCAACAACAGCAGACGCTGATGATGATTTCGGATTTACAACCAACATAGATTTCTTTGAAGATTCTAAAAGTTATAATCCTGAAACTGATACTGATGAATAACTGATTACTAAATCGTTATAAATATTGATTATGAGTACAGATGATATAATAAACAAATACCTAGGAGTAGAAACGGAAGATTCTGAAAAAGAACCTACGCCACCTGCTGTCGTTAGAAAAGAAGACAAGAAAAAAGATGATGTCGATAACGACCACAAGTACAGTAGAGAATCATACTACGACTTAATACAAAAAGGACAAGAAGCAATAGATGGAATATTATCTGTTGCAAAAGAAGGAGAACATCCAAGAGCATATGAAGTAGCTGGTCAGTTAATAAAAAATGTAGGTGATACTGTTGATAAATTACAAGATTTAAATAAAAAATTAAAAGACTTAAAAGAACTACCAAAAACTGCCGACACAAAAATTCAAAATGCTTTATTCGTAGGTTCAACTGCTGAATTACAGAAGATGTTAAAAAAAGATGAAAATTCTAAAAGCAAAATCATCAATGCAAAACACAAAGATATTTCCGATAAATAATTTGGGAATGTTGTCTAAACCTCCTAAGTTTACTTATGAGAAAATCTGTGAAAGTTTACCAGTAAGTGGAATGAAATGGCCGATAATGGTTTGTAGTTATGAAAACTATTGGAAAAAAGACACACTATGGAGAGATATTGATACAGATAAAATGGGAGTAGTTAATGGCAATCAAAGAGTACTTTGGGCAATAGAAAATGATTATACACATATTGAAGCTCTTGAAGTTAAGACTAGAGATGAAAGAGATACTATTAATAAAATAACTTTTATATCACAGGATGAATATCCATTATGAAAATATTAAAATCAAAAGCAGAAGGAACTCACATAGAGATATTTCAAATAAGTGATTTAGCAATAACTAAACACGGATTTGTTTTAGAAGATATATTAAATGGTGCTGAAATGATACATCCTATACAAGTACATAAGTGTACAAATGAAGGCACTTATGGTGCATTAGGTAAAAAATATAAAACAGGTTTATTAAAAGTAATAAAAGGAAGTCAAAGAGTTACTACTGCAATACAACTAGGTTATACACACATAGAAGGTATATATGTCTGACGCTTATTTAGGTAATCCTAATTTAAAGAAAGTAAATACTCCTGTAGAATTTACTAAAGACCAGGTTCTAGAATTTCGTAAATGCGAAAATGACCCTACCTATTTTATTAAAAATTATGTACAGATTGTATCATTAGATGAAGGACTTGTTCCATTTAATATGTACGGCTTTCAAGAAGACATGGTACAAACTATGCATGATGAAAGATTTACAATATGTAAATTGCCTAGACAATCAGGTAAATCAACTACCATTGTGTCTTATCTATTGCATTATGCATTGTTTAACCCTAATTCTAACATTGCTATACTGGCAAACAAATCATCTACTGCTAGAGATATATTAAGTAGATTACAACTCGCATATGAGAATTTACCTAAGTGGTTACAACAAGGTGTAATTAACTGGAACAAAGGGTCAATTGAATTAGAAAACAAGGCAAGTATTGTGGCCGCCTCAACATCATCAAGTGCAATTCGTGGTGGTTCATACAACATTATATTCTTAGATGAGTTTGCTTTCGTACCAGCAAATATTGCCGAACAGTTTTTCTCATCTGTATATCCTACAATATCTTCTGGACAAAAAACTAAGATGATAATTGTATCTACACCTCATGGTATGAATATGTTTTACAAATTGTGGGTAGACGCCAAGAATAACAATAATAACTATCACCCAATAGAAGTACATTGGTCAGAAGTACCTGGTCGTGATGAAGCATGGAAAAAAGAAACAATACGAAATACATCTGCTGAACAATTTCAACAAGAGTTTGAATGTGATTTCTTAGGTTCTGTTGATACTTTAATATCACCTACTAAAATTAAAGCAATGGCACACTTAGTACCTATTGAATCAAGAGGTGGTTTAGATATGTATGAGAAACCTGATAAAGATAAAACTTATGTATGTACTGTTGATGTTGCTCGAGGTACAACTAAAGATTATTCGGCATTTATTGTATTTGATTGTTCAACAGTACCTTATCGTGTTGTTGCAAAATATAGAAACAATGAAGTTAAACCATTTGTTTTTCCAAACATCATACAACAAGTATGTAATGGGTATAACAAGGCACATGTATTAGTAGAAGTAAATGATTTAGGACAACAGATATCAGATACATTACAATATGAATGTGAATACGAAAACTTATTAATGACAACTCAAAGAGGTCGTGCTGGTCAAGTATTAGGTTCTGGTTTTTCTGGTAGAGGTTCATCTCTCGGTGTCAGAATGACAAAACAGATTAAAAAATTAGGATGTTCAAATATTAAAACATTATTAGAATCAGACAAAGTTATTGTAAACGATTTTAATATTATTGAAGAAATGTCTACATTCTCAAAAAGAGGAACATCATGGCAGGCTGAAGATGGTAGTAATGATGACTTGATGATGTGTTTAGTTATATTTGGTTGGTTATCTAACCAAGATTATTTCAAAGAATTAACTGATTCAAATATCAGAAATCAACTATATCATGAACAACAAAATTTGATAGAACAAGACATGGCACCTTTTGGTTTTGTAGATGATGGTATCACAAAACCTGGTGAAGAAACTGAAGTAGACATGTATGGAACTGTCTGGCATCCAGTAACTCGTAAGGGTGAGTAGAGCCTAGACTTTAACAGTATTATAAATAGAAGCAGTGAAATTTTTTATTTATGGAGTACTAATAATACAAATGTGTTCACTAATTTAATATTAAATTAACGGAGAATAACCTTATGGCATTTCAAGTATCACCTGGTGTTCTCGTACAAGAGAGAGATTTAACTAGGATTATTCCTGCTGTTTCAACTTCTATCGGTGCTTTTGCTGGCGAATTTCGCCAAGGCCCATTAGATGAAATAGTAAGTATATCAAGTGAATCTGATTTAGTTAATACATTTGGAAAACCGGATTCAACTAACTTTGAAGACTTTTTTTCAGCTGCTAACTATTTACAATACTCTAACTCATTAAGAGTAGTACGAGCTGCACAGACTAATCTTGTAAACGCAACTACAACCGGTTGTGGATTACAGATTAAAAATACTACCCATTATCAGGATAACTATGCTGATGGTTCTGGCGTTGTCGGAACTTTTGCAGCTAGAACGGCTGGTGCTCATGGGAATAGTCTATTGGTGTCTACATGTCCTAGTGCAGCTGCATATGAAGAAGAAGGCGTAACAACTGTAAATGACGCTTCGACAACTGTCGGAGATACTACTGTTATAACAACAGATGGTGCTCAATTTACTGTTGGAGATATTGTATCTTTTTCAACAACAGCTGGACAAGATGACTATGATGACGGACATCAATATAGAATAACTGGCATATCTACACATACTTTGACAATTGTTCAAAAAGAAAGTGGAAGTGGTGGTTTACAAACAACAATTACCAATGGCGGAAAAATTAGAAGAAGATGGAGATTCTACGATTCAGTAGGAACAGGTCCAGCTACTTCTACTTATGCTTCTGAGCGTTCAGGGGTCAATGATGAAATTCATGTTGTCGTAGTAGATGAAGATGGAGAAGTTACTGGCGTACCTGGTTCGGTTTTAGAAGCGTTTGAAAAATTATCAAAAGCGGCTGACGCTAAATCACCTCAAGGTGATAACAATTATTATCCAGATGTGCTTTATGCAAAATCACAATATGTATATTGGATGGACCATAACACAGCAGGTACTAATTGGGGCTCAAACGCAGCTGGTACAACATTTACTGCTGTAGCAGTTCCATCTTTAGAATCACTATCTGGTGGTGTTGATGGTACAGCTTCAACAGCAGGACAAAAGAAAACTGCATATGAAAAATATGCGGATGCTGATACAGTAGATATCGGATTAATCATAGCTGGTTCTGGTGACGGAACTCATATTGATAACTTAGTAACAATTGCTGAAAATAGAAAGGACGCTGTAGTATTTGCAAGTCCAGAAAGAGCAGATGTAGTAAATGTATCAAACTCTGAAACACAAAAAGATAATGTTCTAGATTTTTATTCTTCTAGAGTTTCATCATCTTATGCTGTGTTTGATAGTGGATACAAATATATGTACGACAGATATTCTGATGTATATAGATTCGTTCCATTAAATGGAGATATGGCTGG